CTATATTTATATTTAATATATATAATTATATATAGTATAGTTATATATTTATATTTAATATATAGATGCCGGAATAATATTAAAAGTTTTGTTAAGAAAATATTGATATTAATATAAATGGATTATAATTAATTTGTTAATATTTAAAATAATAAAATATATTTATATAATATATATAAATGGATTTCTCAAAAGATATTAAAAAGAATAAACCCACAATGAGCGAAGGCTCAATTAAAACTTACAATAGTTTATTGAAGAGTATTTATAAAAATGTTTTCAATGATAAAGACAAAGTTGATATTGATGATTTAAAAGATGATAAAAAAGTTATGGAGTTTTTGATGAAAAAACCCTATGGAACTCGTAAGACTTATTTGGCATCGCTTATTTCAGTTCATCCTGATTCTGAAGAATACAAAAAACAAATGTTAGTTGATATTAAAGAATATGGAGATGAAACAAATAAATCAAAGATGACTGATAAATTAATGGAGTCAGCAATTTCAAAAGAAGAGATTGATGAAATAGTTGAAAAAGCAAAACACACTGCAGAACTATTATATAAAAAAAAGAATTTAAAAATATCTGATTTGATGGAAATTCAAAACTATATTATAATAAGTTTATATTACAATCACGTAGTCCCACGCCGAGCATTGGACTATGTAGCAATGAAGTTTAGAAACTATACAGAGGATGATAACTACATCGATTTTAAAAAGAATCGTTTTGTTTTTAATAAATTCAAAACAGCTCAAAAGATGGGTGTAGAATTAAAAGGTCAGCAAACATTAGATATCCCAATGAGTCTTCGTAAAATTTTGGTTAAGTGGATTTCAATTATCCCAGCTGAAATTGATAATCTTTTGTTTTCATCAGTGTTTAAGCCACTTACTAATGTCACCCTTAACCAAAGGTTGAACTCAATGTTTAAATCAAAAAAATCAGTTAATAGTTTAAGGCACCTGTATTTGTCTAGTAAATACAAAGAATTAATGATGGCGAATGAAGTTATGGGTGATGAAATGGAAGCTATGGGAAGTAGTATAGCACAGGCAAAAAATTATATTAAAATTAATGAATAAAAATAATCTTTTATTATTCTTTTACTCCCACTATTGTGAAAGTAAAATTACCATTGAGTGGTAGGAATGCAGAAAATGGGTCATCCGGTGTTCTCATCGGACTTGCTCTGAGTGTTAAATCCACAAAATCATCGCCTTTATAAAAACTAGTGACAAGTGCTGACAATGTACCCTGACTTCGCACATCATTTGTATATGGAGATGTTGCCACTGACCCAAGAACTCCAATTTGTGTCTGTCTTTGTGGATTCGTCAATGACATTTGGGATATGAAATTCAATCCTTCTAATGATAGATTCCAAGCCGAAACATAATAACATGCTCCAACATGCCAAGATGTCTGTGTCAAGAAGATATTGAAGCGGTCGTATTTATCCCAAAAAGATTGACAAACTTGACGCATATTAATATTTTTTAATGTAAATGTTGTATATCCTGTATCACGAACTCCCAAGTTAGTTTCAGTCGTTGTAAGCCCCCAAGGATTGATATTCAGAGTTCCCTTTTCTACTCCATAAATAGGTTTTACGAAAAACGCAATTTGAATGAATGGTCTTGTCAAAGAAGTATAACCTACCGCAACAGTTGGCCCCGTATTTTCGCTATTACGAAACGCAATTTTGAGTGGGACATTATCATTATCTTTTTTGAACTGGACTGGAGCAACTGGATACGCCATTTCAACCCCATATTGAGTAGTAGCAGGTGGATTTATTACTGTTCCAATCAATGCATTTTCAGTTGATAAATTGAGTTGATTAATATTGTTGCTTTGTTTCGTTCCATTATTTACAAAATTGAGTCCGCTCATTTGAACGGGTGTAATACGAATATCACCTGTATTGGTTCCAGTTCCATTCATAGACCACATACCCATTAGTATTTCAAAATCATCGTGTTTATCCCAAAATAAATTACATAATCTTCGCATATTGAAATCAGGATATGAATATTCAGTTCTATCAGAACTTACAATTCGTTTTATTGCGTTTATTGATGGTGTTGATGGTGTAGAATTGAAACCATAAAAAGCGCATTCATTCATTTTTCCAGCAATCACCGGTTCAAATAGAAAATGAAACTCAACATTATTAAAATTGTTTCCAGCAGCAAAGATACCAAACTCAGAAGCACTAGTAAAATAACTTGACGACAAAGCGAACTCAAAATTAACCATTCTATTGCCTTTTTTGAAATTGAAAGACCACCCTGTATTCACAATTAATGGATTTGTTGCTGGTGTTGTCGCATTTAAAAAAGTATAAGCAACAGGTACCCATTCTTTATTCACATTTGTCCCCGTTGTTTCATATATTACATTCGACCATTCTAAACCTCGCAAATTATATGTTATGTGTCCTTGCTGTGAGAATGTGACAGCAACTGCCCCATCTGTTGAAAACGACACTAACTTCAAAGCAAACTGGTCGTATTTATCCCACATTTCACCCATAACATTTTTCATATCAATATTGTTAAATGTGAATGCCGTTTTTTGAGCGTTAATAGTACAAGGGTTAATTGTTGATTTAGTAGATAATATTAATGAAGCACTATCTGATAGCATTTATATATTATATAATAGATTTTATTTATTCCTTAACTCCCACCACTGAAAATGTAAAAAAGTTTCTATTTATTGCAAGGGGTTGGATTTCGCCTCCATTATTAGCACACCAGCAATATATTGTAAAATCTATATTTTCACTTTCAGGTTTGCGAAATGTATTAATTGACATTGGAGGTTCGCCATATTCTGCATCATATGTATATTGATCGACATAAAATAATTGCTGTGTGAATCCATTTCCTTGTTTATATCCATTTGTCACACGTAAGTTATTGATAAATTGAAGACCCTCTAATTCAAACCACATTCTGCGTGTTCCTACATTAAATGTAGAACCTGCTAAACAAAAACCTATATTATTACATATCAAATTAAATTTTTCATATTTATTCCATAAACTACCTAAAATATTCCTCATATTGATATTGCTAAATGTTAAAATTGTTCTATTTGCATTTGATGTTCCAAATTGATTTGTTCCGCCTGCTCCTGATGGTAAAAGAAAACCATTTAACGTAAAATTGACTTGTTCGTTTTGATATAGCATTGCATATGGGCTTCTATAAATCTTAGTGTCATCAATCGGTACAAACGCCAAGAAGAAAACGCGCTGTGTCATTGTTAAAGTTCCTCCTGTTTCATCTACAAATTGAAGCGTTAATTGCACGTTATTAGAATCAGGTTTTATCATTACAAATGTTCGTCTATTTGATGAGCGATTTAAATGACGCGGAAATGTATTCGTGCTATCAATAGCCACGTTTGTTTCATCGATTGCTGTTTGAAATCCAGCTGGTTTTCCTTGATATGATGCCTGAATTAGATTAAGACCATTTTGGTATAATGTCGTTATACCGAGTGAATTATTTGGGAATGTATCATTAATATACATTTTGAAATACTTGTATTTGCTCCACAGTGTTTCACCTAAAACAACGCGTAAATCAAAATTAAAAGTCGCAGTCATATTATCAGCACTTATTACTCCCGTTTGTGATGGTGTCGTTGTTAAAGACCCACTATTGAGCCACAATTTAGCAATTTCTACATCCATTTATAATAAACATAGATTTTATTATAAATATTTTTAAAAAGATTATATTTTTTTTTCTTAAGAGGATGGGGTGGTAGGGGAAAACCTAGGTTTCCCTGCTTAGAATCTAGCATAACAAACGCCATTTTCAAAGACCAAAACTTGATCGAATGAAGCCATGGCAGTTTGTAAGACAGTAATGGCAGCGCCGGAGTTATTGAAATAATTGATAATGCTGAAAATATCAGATGTGTTGGTATTAGTTCCGGAGAATATGGAAGCTTTATCAACATTTTGAAAGATTTCCATATCAATGCCGATTGTGAATGAACCGGAGTCTTCAGTAGATGCTTCAACTAATCCCGCAATAGTATTGGGAACATTGAGAGAAAATGAGGTGTTATCAATTGAAGGTTGATTATTTAAATCAGCGATTGAGCCAAAACATTTAAGGGCTTCATTATAAATTTCAGGGAATGTTGTAGGAGCGGTTGATGGTAATACTTCAGAGCCGACTCTAAATTGATACCCGATACTATTTGCTGAGCCTACACCGAAAGCACAATGAGATGAAGGATATTGAGCGGCTAAACCTGCAGTTTGTCTAGTGACTACCAAAATATTCTTAAGACTTGAAAATTTAGCAGGAATAGGGAATGAAACTTGAGTTTGGACCGCATTGGCAAGAGAAGCCGAGTTTGTATAAGTTCTGTAAGAAGGAAGAACCATTTGAACGGGATTTGAACTACCGGCTTTAATAGCACTAATAGCACTATCAGGGAGTTCTAAGAATTCACCACAATAATTAATACCGGTAGCGGTAAAGTTAAGACCTGCTCCACCTTCAACCATCATACTTCTAATTAATGATGATTGTAAAACAAGCTCTACTCTAAGAGGAGCACCAGTCATTTCCCATAAGGGCAAGTATTTCTCTCCAGATAAAGCACCTACTAATGAAATTAAATTAATGGCAAAAGGAAAGCTTGTTGTGGTAGCACCGAGAGCACCGAGAGCTCTACCTCTATTTACTGAACGAACATTTTGTAAGGCAGCGGCAGCAACACCGACAGATGAATATTCTTCATTAGTTCCACTGGTGATGGCATATCTACCCTTAACCGCATCTTCAGGGACTTGGTAATCGTATAAAACCTTGGCTAATTGACCGTAATTATCAATATCCTCGAGTAAGTTACTTCCGTGGAAAACACGAACTCTTTGAATAAAATTATGCCATCCGCAAGATTCTAAAGCTGAACTGGTAGCAGCGCTACTTAAGATTAAATTAAAATTACCTTTTAAATAAGATTCAGATGGGATTAAAGCAGTATTATTTCTTGTGGGAATATTTATAATAATAGTATCACCGGTATTATATGTTCCAGTTCCTCCTTGAGGTTGGATTTGTGTTAAATATCTTCTGCCTGAAACAGATTCAACCTTTGATTGATAGCGTAAATTAGACGGGATCATTTATAATAATAACAAATAAAAAAATAATATAAAAATATATTATTTATTCTTTTAAAAAAATTAAAAAAGATTTTATTTTCTTATCTTTGTTCTTTTTAAAAAAAAGAACTATAAAAATTTATTTTCTTATCTTTTCAAGTCCAGCAGTTTTTTTAACAACGGCATCAGCCATTTTCTTAACAACTGGATTTAACATAATTGGCATTTTACTTCCCATTCTATTTTTTCCTAATGGCATTTTAAAACCCATCATAGCTTTTCCTAAAGGCATCTTGTATCCTATCATTTATATTAATAACAAATAAAAAAAATAATTAGTTTTTTGTAATTATAAAAAAGAATTAAAAAAGGAGGGGTGGTAGGGGAACCAAGGTTCCCTACTCTGTAAATTTAACACAATCTAATTGAAGAAGCATTTGGTAATTTATACCATTTAAATCTATCAATCGGCCATCATTATCAATTATTCTTATTTGTATTTGGTCTAATTTATTAATGTATAAATTCGTCTTAAAGCCGTTTGGATTCTGATAATTGATAATACTAAATGGAGCAACATAAACGGGGATTGTTGCTAAAATATTTAAATTATTACTTTGGGCTACATTTATATTACCAGTAGGATAATTACACTCAATATTTAAAGCTCTTATTTGATTCAGATTACAAACATCGCGGGCATATAAGATATTTCCTTGAGATGTTGTATTTGTGGATTTTGAAAATCCGATCGCATGGTTAAATGTATTTGCGTATATCGTAAAATTTGTTGTAGTATGTGTAAAAAGCAATTTAGATGTTGTTGTACTATACGTTATATTATAGTTAGCTCCCATTGCGGATTTTAAAAGGTCTATTACTTGCGTTATAGTATAATTGCCAGCTGGAACATTATAAATGGTAGGTGGGTCTCCTACAAGTCCAAACTCAAAAGTATTATCAACTGCTGTTATACTATAAAATGAATATGGAATCTGAGCCGATACTAATGTTAAATAGATATGGTGGCCGTCTGGGATTTCAATTACTGGTAAAAAATAAACACAGTTTGCTGTGTTATCATCTATTGTTTGGGTTGCATATCGTGAATTTAAATATATTTGAACGCTATCATTTTGCATTATATCTTATTATATAGTGTTATTTTTTATAAGTGTTAATGGATTAAAATTTCTATACATTTTATTTTCAATCGTGTCAATATCCAAATGTGAATACTCTTCCTTAAAAGCATAATCAAATAGTTTCTTAGCGTCATCTTCTTTCATTTGTAATAACTCTTTATTGATTGTTAAAAACTCCTCACTATTTTTGGGTTTAAAAATAGTGGCATAGGTCGTTTGTTTTCTTAACATTTTAGGCATGTATAAAAAGGATTGTAAGCAAAATATGAAACACGTATTTAAATGTCGGGCTTTAATCAACATTTTGTTTAGATTCCGTTGAACGTCTTTTTCCTTAAGTGAGCTGGCAAAGTCATCTATAATAACACAGTTGTATTCAATCTCATCATCTTCATCATTAGCTTCTTTAATAGATATCAATTCATCATTGAGTTCTTCCAATGTTTGTTGATTCAACTCGTGATATACTTTATCGTGATTTTCGAATGGGTGATGTTGTATTGAATTAAAACTAATAGATGGAGTAAATAAATAAAGATTGTGAAACTTACGATGATACGAACCGTTTTTTTTAAACTGGCTCAATAACAATGATGTCTTACCTGAGCCTCCACTACCTACTAATAAATAAATCATTCCATTACGTCTGCTTATACCATCGGGTATATCCTTTATATATTTATCCATCTTTTCCTTAATCGGTTTTGTCAATTTTATATCGGGGTTTAGTTCCTCTTTAATATCAATGATAGGCATTATTATTATTAATGCAGATTTATTTTTTACATTTAATTAAGCAAAAATAAAAATCTTATGTATATATATATGAACGGATCACTCACAAAAGAAAAGAAACCTAGAACTGAAGCCCAGCTTAAAGCTACCGAACGAATGAGAGAAGCTCTTGAAAAGAAGCGACTAACACCGAGTGAAAAGAAATTGAGATTAAAAGCTATTAAAGATCAATTAAACGGAGTAGGTAATGTTGAAATCAATGATGATATTGATGATGAATCAATGCCCGAACTTCCAAAAGAGATTTTGGAACAAACACCTAAAAAACTTTTAAAAAAGATAGTACCCCCAGTTATTGAAAAAAAAGAACCAAAAGTTGTTTATGAATCCGGCTCAGAACAAAGCGAGGAAATAATAGTTGTTAAAAAAAAGAAGAAGCCAAAAAGAAAAACGATTATATATGAAGAATCCGAAAGTGAGGATGAAGTTGAAATTGAATCTAAACCTCAAACTCGGGATACTAAAACACAAAAAAATATTAAAAGTAAATTTAAAATTTCAACTCCCGAACCCGCTCCAATTTGTTATTTCGAGTAAAAAATCTTAAGAAAAAAATGACTTAATTTTTGACACATTTTTTTATTAAAATCTTGTTATATATACGTATATATAATAAGCGTCTTATAATACTATTCATAAATTTACATAGAATTCTATAGTTTTATATAAAAATATATTTTTTTTGTTTTCAAACATTTATATATAATAAAATCCAAATGTATATATAATTTTTTCATACATAGATATGTTAAATTAGCATATAGTAAAACTAAAGTTAAGTTCAAACTTAATATTAAATGATAACTAACTTAAGTTTAAACTTAACATTAAATGATAACTAACTTAAGCTTAAACTTAATATTTTTTATTAATAAGTTAAGCTTTTAATATAAAATAAATATCTAATATTATTTTATATGTATATAGTTGAATCAACTCGTAAAAAAACAGGTAAGAGATTTATGGCAATCTTTCACGATGGAAAAACAATTCATTTTGGAAATTATGGAAGTCAGACTTATATAGACCATGGAGATAAGGATAAAAGAACAAACTATATTAAAAGACATCAAAAACGCGAAAACTGGACTACACCCTACACTGCGGGCTCATTGAGTAGATGGATTTTATGGGGTGATAGTCCAAACATTGACGAAAATATAAAAGCTTTTAAAAAAAGATTTAGTATTCAGTAGTAGATTTTAAAAAAATCTACGGCAAAAAATTAATAATTATAATTACTATCTACATTTGTATGAATTGCAGACCAAGCTAAATAATGATAGATTTTGTCGGGATTTTTACGAAGAACTTCTTCTAAATTTTTAAGGTCTTCATTTCGCGTTTTAAGTTTATATTCAAATTTATTCTTTTCATCGATTCTTTTACAACTGGTGCATAATCCGTTTTTGATTATACAACAAAGATGCCAAGATTTACAATTTTGACATTTTGATATCATTATATTTATAGTTTAGATTTATTTTTTTATTTTTTTATAATCTTTATAATCTTTATAAAGCTGATTTAGCCAAGAATACATAAAACCAACGCAAAATCCTATCATTATGTTTATTATATAGATTTTATTTTTATATTTAAACATTTATAATAACAACAACTTTTATTTTTTATACAGTCTCCCCACTCTCCTTTAGGTCTCCCCCAAACTCTCCCCATATCTTTTATTGTATATTTATTGTATAATAACTATATTATATAATATATACTGTATAAAAATATACAATAGGGGAGAGGGGGAGAGTGGGGAGAGTATATTCTATATTATATAAAACAAAAAATAGAATAGGGGGAGGGGGGGTACCCCTACTACCTATTTATTCTCTAGCTGAATAAAAAACATACTCTCCCCCGCCGATACTCTCCCCCTCTCCCCTAAAAACATAAAGTTGTTGTTATTAATCATTTATATTAACAATAAATTGTTGTTAATATTTTATAAAAAAATCGTATATTGATAAAATATATTCGGGGGAGACTCTCCCCGATTTTTATTCTTTTTGTTCTTCTGCAGTTTTTTCATCAAATGGTTTTTCATCTTTTTGAAATCCATTTACATATTTATAATAGTCTTTATCAGCTTCATATAGTAGTTTTAAATATTCTTCTTGGCAAGGCATTTTATAAATCATTGTTCCATGGCTTTTAACCTTATAATCTCCAAAAATCTTACTCATATATAATCCAAAAGTTGTAATTGAATAATTTGATGATAAAAAATTGTTTTTAGCATAAATCTGACTTTCTTTGAATAAATCCGCACTTTTAAATTCTCCAGTTTTAAAATCACCTTTCATAAATAAATCAGCTTTTTTATAGAACATTTGTATATAAGCGGGCTTATCGGCCATTATTAACTCTGTTTTATAGTCGGTTTTAGGTATGATTCCAGAACCAATTTTGAATTCATTTTTATCATCATAACTTTTTAGGTATTTAAATAATTTAGCCATCATAACTGGATCATTCATTTCATTGACAACATCATTGTAAAATTCAGGTTTTTGTTTTTCCTCCTTACAATGAAACATAAAAAAACGCCTATCCTCAGTTGATATTTTGAAACAGTTTTCGTTATTTGTTGTAAAAATCCAATTTGAATAATCTTTTAATGTTATTGCATCAAATCCCTTTTTCTCCATTTTTATTTTAGATGCTGTTATACTGTCTTTAATTCTATCTACTAAAAGTTTCGCGTTTGCCGTTATTTCATCGCCATAAATCAAAAATTTATTACATAAATCCATATTAAAATCCTTTTTGATATCTTCAATTTGTTTGATTAATCCATAATAACTATCAATTAATTTTATAAAGGTTTCAATTAACATATTTTTTCCCACACCTTCAAGCTTACTGTATAAAACAATAGCACAATTCGTTTTCTTCTCTGGAGTCTTTAATA